CTGGTCAAACTCCCCCGAATCAAAACAGATTCGCTGTGCTGGCTGATGACGAGGACAAGGAACCCATGGTAATACCAAAGACTACCCCGGTATTGGTGTCAGTAGAGGACACCCCTCAAGCCGCGACCCACTCTCATCTGGATAGAATCAATATCCACAAGTCTTATCTCGTACAGCAAAGGGAGAAGAGGCTACTTGCAGAGAGTGGAGAGACTGACCAGGTTGATTACAGTCTAGAGGACCAGAAGGAACTTGCAAGCAGCGCGCTTGGGAGACGTTATGGATACAGCGAGAAGAGACTCCATGCTAGATGGACCAAGTTGGCAGGTAAGATCAAACACCATATTGCAATCAGTGGCCTGGACGCCACCAGCAAGCGATTGGCCTTACAGAGACTGCCCCTTTGGCTCAACGCCTGCAAGGAAGACGAACCAGATTCTCTGTCTGAAGGAATGGAAGTACTCAACCAGTTCTTCGATGAGACCACAGTAGAAGTTCTCAAATATGCACCAGGTGGATGGTCCATTTTGAGATGGTTCCTCGACTGTCTGTGCTACGTTCCCAGAATGTTCTGGAGATTTTGTAAGCAAGTCGTTTACAGCGTCTTTGGACAATTCTTACCCAAGCTTGGAGTTTACGAGATTTTTGAAGAACCATGTGTCACACTAGTTGACTGGTGTTCAGACTATTGGTCCGATAAAATCAAACACCTTGGCAATTCCCTCTCTATGCCGAAATGGTTGCCCAAATTCGCATGTTGCCAAGAGACAAGGTTCCTCGTGGGAGTCACAGCAGCACCAGATTCGGTCTGGTGCTCGCGCCTGTGTATCCACAATGAATCTAGAGCATTAGTAAATCGCCAGTTGCTGGACCCCATTGGTACACCTGAAGTTAGGAAGGCATGTTGGAAGTTGAATCTCCGTGCGTTCAATGACGAATTCAAGTGTCCAGAAACGGGAGGTGATTACACTGAGCTCGACCTTTTGGAAAAATTCTTGGAACGGTATCCACTCAAGAGACGTGAAGTGATCAGGCGATCATTTAGATTGTCCAAAGAAGGACACTACTTCACAACCTCTTACACAAATGCTTTTGTGAAACGTGAGTGGAACGTATACAAGGAGGAATCCAAGAGAGATCCCCGCATCATATCAAGCAAGCTTGAGGATTACCTTGCAATGACTGCACCCCTGTACTATCAAATGATGAAAGAAATCTGCAAAGACAATTGGTCCGACGAGAAGGCCATCATTAATGAGCGGAAGAAATTTATCTATACAGGTGGTCTAACTCCTGATCAGATAGGAGCCATCGTCAGTCATTACGAGCGTGAGGGGTACCATTTCTATGAAGGAGACTACAGTCGCTACGATGCCCACAATGAAGAAGAAGCACTGGAGGCCGAATTTGAATGGTACAACTTGCCTCAGGAACTGAAGGAGACATTGAAACTCCAGTTGAGAACACGGGGAGGCACCAGGAGTGGTATCCGCTTTAACCATGTGGGGAAAGTGGCGTCCGGTGTCATCAACACATCGTTCGGTAACACCATCAGAGGTTTCATGATGGTTGCTGGGTGGTGTGCTTTGCAGGGTATTGAGGACTATGTTGTTCTACAGCTTGGTGATGACAATGTTCTCATGTTCAAGGATCCCATAGATCTTCAATCTTTGGTTGACTGGTGCACTGATTGCGGTCACAAACTAGAGATTGTCCACAGACCTGATGTTGACTTCTTAGAGTACTGCTCCATGCGTTTTTGGGACACTGGAGAAACTCGAGTCTTAGGCCCTAAGATAGGCCGAATCATTGGGAAAACTTTCATTTCAACTGACCCAAATCTCCAATACGATCAACTCGGATCTTATGTACAACAAGTGGCATTAGGTATGAAATACTACACTTGGATTCCTGTGCTCGGTGTGTTTCTTTGGAAACTAATGGAGAAGAATCTACAAGGTGAAGGCGGCAGGAATTATTCCATGCCCCGATCCTTTGAACACAAGTTGAATTTGAGAGTCGAAGTCGCAGTCGATAGGGAAGCAGTTGTTCGTCAATTCTACAAAATTTACAATTTTGATCCAATGTACCTTGAAGAGTCATTGAGAGAATGGACCCCGAAATTGGGAACTGCTTTGAATCAACCACTCTTAACCAGCATCTGTGTAACAGATGGAGTGGCGGATCCCCTTTCCTAAGTTGCTTCGTGTCCTGTAGTATGACGTTAAACTGCTACCTGTTAGTTCCGCAGCCAAAGGAACCCGTGATGAATTTCACGGGGTGACACCGCCTGTAATGGTGACGTGTGCAGTTCAGATCGCACCTGTAACTCCCAGACTTGAGGTACGCATGAGACCTCGTTAAAAACATGGGGATGGAAATCTGTTCGCTTTCACGGAAATCTAAAGGAGAGGCATTGCGCCATGACTCCTATGGCCACAGCTGGTTACGGTGCACACACTTACACCCAAGTGGTGTGTGTACGCGCTTTTGTGGTGAAAGGGCAGCGCTTTTCAGTGCTATGTCTAATCGTTTGGCCCTACTGTAAAAATAATAGGATGATAGACGATGGGTAAACCTCTAGTGGCACGACCTGGCCCTAGAGAGCAAATGTGGTCAAGAAAACCAATACCCGCAAAGGTGCCGGCCCTAAGGCAAAACCGGCAAATAAACCCAAGAAAGGCAAAGGTTCTCTTGGGAGAACCTTGATGCAAGCTGGACTTGGTGGTCTTGGAAGTATGTTCGGACCTGGAGCTGCAGTAGTAGGAAGCAAGTTAGGTGATTGGGGAGCCAACATCTTAGGAATGGGTGATTACGAGGTAAAATCCAACACTTTGTTGGAGGGGAACGGTGTTCCCAAAATGCATGCCACAAAACGTGGCGTCACTATCTCTCATCGTGAATTCTTAGGTGATATCACTGGATCTACTGGTTTTCTCTCTCGGAATTATGCCATTAATCCCGGATCTCAAAACACTTTCCCCTGGCTATCTCAGATAGCAGCGATGTTTCAGAGCTATCGCATCAAAGGAATGATATTTGAGTTCAATAGCACTTCAGCCGACGCTCTCAACAGTGTCAACACAGCATTAGGTACTGTCATTATGTCTACGCAATACAACGTTGCATTTCCTCCGTTCCTGAATAAGGCGGAAATGGAACAATATGACTACACAGTATCTGGTCGACCCTCCCGCAATCTAACACACTGTATTGAATGTGATCCCTCATTGCAAGTAATGCCGCACTTGTTCACTAGAACGGGTGCCCTTGCTGCAGGGTCCGATTACCAGTTTTATGATTGGGGCAATTTTCAATTAGCCACAGTGGGTATGCAGGCAGCTGCAACCATTGGTGAGCTTTGGGTTTCATATGAAATTGAGTTTCTGAAACCGAGAATTGCATCAGGAGGATCTTGGCCTGGAGATTTCACTCGCATCAATAACGGTCCATATACCCAAGCAGCAGATGTGCTTGGTAGCATTCAGACGAACCCCATTGGCAACTTAGGAGTCACCATAACCGCAGGAGCATCAGGATTCCAAAGAATTTTCTTTCCGAATACGATCTCTGCTGGAAGATTCCTCATCACAGTAAGGTGGTTAGGCAATGTCGCAGCAGCCATTACGCGACCCGTTGACACTCTTGTCAACTTGACACCTAACAGAGCATGGCAACTCAGTACTCAATCTGAGGTGCAATCTCCCACAGACACTGTAAGTTCCATCACGTTGACGTACATGACAATGGTCACTGTCAACGGTTACTCTGATACTGGATCCTATATTGAATTTGGTGCCGCAGGAACCCTCCCATCCACACCGACCCATGTCGACATCATTGTGGTGGCACTTCCTCTGAGCGATTCTGGCTTTTAA